ATGGTCCAAGAAATACCTGGTATGGATCTTGGGTATTTGAGATACCGTAAATTGGAGTTACAGGGCGCTTCATGTCAATGTTTCCTGACATTGCAGTGCTTACCGCAGAGCCACCAATTGAAACAGTGCCGCGCCATACTGGAGTAGGAAGGACTGTTGAAAATGTAGGAGTTGGATCTGAAACTAATTCAGAGGCAAAACCTGTTGCCTTGCTGTCATATTCCAACATGCCATCTGCGTTAAATTTCAATGAAAAATCAGAGAATTGGCAACCAGGATATGAGCGCACATCAACAGCGTAGAAATCTGTCAATGTGTAAGAGATTGGCTGTACATCAACATTAGAAGTAAGGCTGTTGAATAAAGAAATTGTGTGGGTAAATGGAGCAGATGCGCCTGATGTTGCAACTGAGCCAAGTAATCCTGCAATTCCATATCCAACGGTGTCAGCAAATACTGCGCCACCATAATCAACTGTTGAACGGGTACGGCCTGGAATGTAGTTGTAATTCAATACATTTGATCCACGCAAACCTTGATCAAATAATGGGTCAATAATATCTACGGGTTTTAATGAGTCCTTAGATACTGGGATAAAATCGGTTGGTGCTACGGCAGTACCTTTGGTTGCTTCTTTAGCAATACCAAGGTACGACCTAACGGATTGTTGCACGGCCATTTGGTTACTCTCCTAATTTCTTGTCTGTTGTTACAGACACTTTTGTTGTTTCAGATTCTTTTGTAAACGCAGGTTTTGCTCCAGCAGGCGTTACATCTTTTGCAACAAATCCTTCAGGTGCTTCAAATTCATCACCAGGTTTTACAGTGATCCCAACACTAGGGAACACGCGTTCATCTGTTCCATTGTACTTATATTTCATCATGCTCCTTATGCTTGGATCATCTGTGTTACGGGGAATTGTATCTCAGCAAAGATTTCCGTAAGGCCATCTTTCTCAGTGCTAGGTTCACCGTAGCGGGCTTGTATAACTGGTTCAGCGCCTTGCCATACAAGATTGCCTGAAGTATCGCCAAAGTTATGATCTGATCTGAGGCGCTCTTTAATGTTATCTACAACATTGTCAAAATCAGACATAACCAAAAGGCTATCTCTATGAAATGAAACGCAAAAGATCTGAAGAATTACGGTGTAATCAATACGCTTCCAACCGTTAGTTGCGCCGCCAATAGCCAAACGGTTTTCATATTCATCAGCAATAAAAACTACTACTGCACTGCGGGTCATCTGACCAGCCTGTGCATTTACCTCATAGTTAATAATCTTAGGAAAGGAAGTAAATACCTGATTTACATTTTCAATAGGTGGGTTGGCTATAAATTCTGACAATGTAGCGCGGACCGCACTGCGACCTGTAAGAGTAGTCATTATCTAATCCTGCGGTACTTGTTCACCATATCCAAAGCCAAAGCAATCTCATTGCCAAAGCGTTCTGTGTTAGGCGTGTTGCTAGCAGGAGTAGTTGTATATTGCATAGTTGTAGATCCTGTACCACGCATCTTGATAAAGGCAGATGTAATTAATACACAAGCCTCTTTTAAAACATTTGGTAGATTGCTAAACACTGCATCAGCATCATGTGCAAAAACTAATGGGCTAGTCAGAGTCACGGTTGAGTTTCCGTAGGTGTAGTTAGGGCTAACTGTGACCCATTCATTCTTGTAAGTATCAATAATTCTGTATTTTTGTCCTGGGATAATGCCTACTGGGTTATCTACCACTATGGAGGTTGCTCCAATGGCTGAATTTGAGGCTAGGAAGGTGTTTACATAGCCTGCTACATAGGTGTACTTGGTAAAGGTCCAACCCGTAGGTGACACCCCTCCAAAGGCCAATGGGCCTTGGGAACTGATGTTAAAGCCTATAAGCGGGCTAGGAACAATGATTTGTTGGCCCTCAAACCAGCATTTAGAACAATCTGAGATGGCAAATAACTGATTGGGATTCTGTCCATATTCAAAAGAAGATAAAGAAATAATTGGTGAGTTGTTTGGGTGCAATGCGTAATACCCGCTTGATGCTGAGTATCTGATTCTTTGTGTTTCTGTGTACTGATCTGCTACTAAATTCTGATTTAAATATTCATTCATGTATGAAGATGCACGCAAAATTACATTTGCTAATTCCGCATCTTGTGCTTGTTGATTACCGTTTACAACTAGGGTGCTTAAAGGCAAAGATGTAGGCGCGTTCTTGTATTCCGTTACAGAAATATATGCGTTTTCTCTGAAGGTATCGGGGGTTATGCCTACGGCCATTTGTTATTCTCCATCTCGCTGTGGCGTAGAACTTTCATGTCCGCAACGGCCACATTTTCTAAACCAACCATCAAAGCCACATTCTACGCAAGTAAATCCGCGTTTGCGGTCCTCAGCAGAAATTGGATTTAATGATGCCTCAAAAAAACCTTCAGCCTTCATTGCTTTTTGATGCGCCTTGTTTTCTACATGATAAATTCCTTGGCGGTCTGTGTAATAACTTTTGCCACCAATTACAGTTTCTTTTACACCCCTGTCAGGTGCTACAAATCTAGACATGCCTGCCTCCTTTTAAAGAGAAAGGGTGCGCCTTTTCGGAGGACACACCCTTTCTTTATTTAGTTGTAACTTACGCTGAAACGATACCTGAAACTGCGCCGTTCCATGCAGGAGCGGTACAGAAGAATGTTCCACGGAAGTAAGTTGAGAAGTCATAAGTGAACTGAGTTACAGGCCATTGGATACCCATGTAATCCTGTACTAAGAAGTTCGCCCAAACATCAGAAACTTGTGTATCAGGAATTGGCAAAGTGAATGATAGAACTGGGGCTACGCCTGAGTTCAACCATGGGTGAACCATGATGTCCACTGCTTTTCCTGTTACTTCGTTCTGCAAACCAGTAACAATAGAACCGTATGTAGTTCCACTCTCACCTGGTTGGTTAATTACCAAACGGTAGTTAGCAGTTGAGCCTGACTTGATCGCATCAGAAAGTTGTTTACGATCATTTCCGTTCATAAGAACCATGTCAGGATCAGCCTTAACATTTTGGTACAAGTTAGCAAAAACAGTTTGGAACTCAGCGCCTGGATTAGAGGTTGAGAATGTGCTGTTGATTGCGTTGTTGTAACCTGTGTTTGGACCTAGAACTGTTGGAAGGATTCCGTCATAACCTGTTGCGTATGCAGAGGTATTTGTTGCGGCGCGTGAAGATAGTGCGCCTGAAGTGGAGTAGGCCGCGTTGTTACCAGTTAGGCCAGTTGTTCCAACTCCCTGGATTGTAAATGTTCCAGTTCCTTTTAGAGTTCCTTGGTATCTCAATGCGTTTGCATCATTGGTAATACCTACATAAATGTTGTAACCAAGTGCGCCTACTACTGCGGTAGAAACAGTAACAGTTAGAACATCACCTGATGCAACTGCTTCTGAAACTACTGCGCTGATAATGGACTCACCAAAGCCGTTACCTGAAATACCAGCATCAGATGTAACTGCAATGTAATAAGTACCAGCGTCACCAGCCGCAAATCCTGTTTGGCCAGTAACAGCCGCAGGAGATGCTTTAGTAAATGTAGGAGCGGCAATAGTACCTGAGTACCCTGACGCTGTTCCGCGTGCCATAAGCATCATGCGTTCTTCCATAAGCATTGTTGCGTATAGAGTAGAAGTTGATGACAACTGGCGTAGATCTTCATATCCAAGACCTGAGAAATTAGCATCAAAAGATACCTGATCAGATAGTGAGTATGAGTTGTAAGGCAAGATCAGATCATCTGCTGTGTAGGAGATCTGAGGACCGCGCTCTAGATATAGAGGGTTGGCCGCACCAGGTGCAAAGTTATTTTGGGTGGTTTCAGTAATACCAGGCCAAATGTTTCCTTGTCCACCAGTACCAGTACCTGTGTAACCCAAGATTCTCTTTACACGGTGAGAAGTACCAACGCCTTTTTTGCGTGGGATTCTGTTGCGTAGTGGAGTTGGGCGAGGTGTTAGTAACTTAGCAGGTGCTTCTAAGTCAAATGCCGCAAAAGATGTGCTAAGCGGAGTAGTAAGTGTGATTTCTTTTTGAATGTCTTGCATTGCTACGCGTTGCGCGGCTAATGCTGAATTCAATCCAGCAGATGC